CACGTTCAACACTAATTTAAGCGATGCAACCAGCACGTATGACCATCAGTTACTCGTGTTTACGAGTGGCGATTTGGAGGGTGTGTCACGTCCGATCCTGTCTTACACGCAAACAAACGGCGTGATTGTGTTGCAGGAAGATCTGCCGTCCGCTCCATCAGCGAGCGACGAATTCACGATTCTGGTTCAGCACGTGCATCCGATCAGCGAGATTCAGAGTGGATTGGCGACGAGTGCTTCGCTCAGTAACGTCGAGAGCAAGATCGATGCAATCGACGATTACATTGATACCGAGGTCGCTGCGATTAAGGCTAAGACCGATAACTTGCCGAGCGATCCAGCAGACGCATCGGATATCGCAGCGTCGTTCGGCACTGTGAACTCAACACTCGCAACAATCGCAGGCTATCTCGACACAGAAGTAGCTGCGATCAAAGCAAAGACAGATAACCTGCCTTCTGATCCGGCAGACGCATCTGACATCGCAGCCTCGTTTAGCACGGTGAACTCTACTCTGTCTACAATTGCAGCTTACATCGACACTGAAGTAGCTGCCATCAAAGCAGTTACGGATAAGATCGATACTGGTCTTGTACTGGATGGTTTAGTGTACCAGTTTACTGCAAACATGCTGGAACTGGCTCCTTCAAGCGGAGGAGACAGTACAGATTGGACAGCCAACGAGCGTACTGCCATCCGTACAATCCTCGGTATCCCCGGCTCTGGTACAACTCCTGATGACCCAACAGATGGTGTTCTGTTTGACATCAAGGCCAAGACTGATCAGATTGGTTCTGCCAGTGCCATCACAAGCCTTCTGGCAGGTGCCGTGCTCGATCCGGGCACGATCACTTCTTTCCCAGAAACTCTTGTGATCGGTGATTCGTATCAGGAAACTGACGGTAGAGAGATCCAGATTCCTCTGGTCGATACAGATGGCAACGTACTGACGACTGTAGGCTCTCGTAATCTCGCTGATGCAACAGCAACCTTCGAGATTCGACGTATCAACGAGAGTGACTCTACCCGCGTCATTACAGGCACAGCAACGATTGTCGACCCTCCGGGTACAGGAACAGGTGCTGGTGCTCCATACGCTGTCGTAGAGCTTCCTGCTGACGAAACTGATAAAGGTCTGGTCGGCTACCGCTACAAGGGTAAACTGACGCTTGTCTGGTCAGGACCGGGAACGGACGTTTACAGCTTCGATACAGCCACCATCAAGTTCACTTACTGATTACCCCCATGCAACTCGCTGATGCTCATGAACTGGATCTGGAAACGGAACCAGAGTCTTCTTACATTCGTGGTCCTAAAACGATCCGAATTCCAGAGACAATCTATGAGCACGGCGAGTTAGTCGGTTTCCAGTGGAAGGACATTAAAGCAGTAGAACTCCTGAAGTCTATCCCACTCTACAACCCATTCACCTCCGCCGAGGGCTACTACTTTGATACGGAAGAATGGTCAAAGATCATTAACTTCATTGTCAATGAGTGTTGCTTCCCAGAAGGTCATCTGACGGGCAAACCGTTCATCCCAGAAAAGTGGCAGTCAGCGATCTACGCTAACTTATTCTGCTGGAAGAAGGAAGAATCCAACGTCCGCAGATACAAAGAATGTTTCATCTACGTTCCAAGAAAAAATGGAAAAACTGTCGCCTTTGGATCTGTCATTACACTCATTATGTTCTTCTGTGACCCGGAAAAACGTGGTCAGTTATACGCTGCAGCAGCAGACGTAGAGCAGGCAGCACTCAACTTCCGTCACACAGGGTACATGATTGAGAACAACCCTAAGTTGATTGGCAGACTACGTGAGCGTAAAATCTATCGTTCCAGCAGACACTTCGAGCACAACGACGGTACAATCTTCAAAGTTCTGTCCAGCGTAGCAGATACGAAACACGGATTGTCCCCTAACTTTGTTTACATCGACGAAGTCCATGCCCACCCCAACAGTGACCTTATCGACGTACTCCTGACCGGTACTGGTGCCCGTCGCCAGCCACTGGTCGTCTACACTACCACAGCAGACTTTGACCGTCCTTCTGTCTGCAACAAGCTCAGGGACAAAGCCTACGCCATCGCTACAGACAAACAATGGGAACCAGAGTTCCTGCCGGTACTGTACGAGGCTCAGATCGACGAAGATTACACTCGAGAACCGATTTGGAAGAAAGCCAACCCTTGCTACGGCAAAGCCATCAACTCAGACTACTTTGAGCGTCTTGTCCGCGACGCCAGAAACAATCCTGTTGAACTTAACCGATTCCTCCGCCTTCACCTCAACATCCGCACCAAGACCGAAACAGCATGGATTCCCCCGCACATCTGGGCTTACGGCAACCCAGATCCTGAAGCACCATTACTGTCAATCGTTGCCATCAAGGAATGGATCAGCAGGCACCCACACTGGTTCAACATAGCTCTTGACCAGAAGTTCTCGACGGCAACATCGGTTGACGTATACATCGGACGCTTTCAGGCTTATTGGTCGTGGTTCATCCGTCAGGTAGAAACCCTCAAAGACGAAGAGTGTCATGCTGGATTCGACAACGCATCTGTCAAGGACATTGCTTCATTCAACCTCTGGTTCCCTCGTGTCGGCGTTATGCTGCATTTCGGCTGGTGTCCTGCAGCATCCATCTACCAACGCTCTAAAGAACAGAATCTGCCCTACAGCATTTGGTGGGAAGCGGGCGTCATTAACGCAACATCCCCGATGGATACTGTAGACGAGGATGCCATTCTGAAAGCCATGGTAGGCGATGGAGAACACCAAGGATTACTCTCATACTTCAGTGGCTGTAGAGAAGTCTGCTTTGACCGCTGGGGATCTCACCACATTTACACAACCCTCAAACAGTACGGCTATCCTGCCCGTGCTTACCCTCAGTCATTTGCAGGTATGAACGAACCTTGCCGTCGTCTGGAAGCTCTCTGCATGGATAAGCAGCTCTTCCATGGCGGTCACCCTGTACTGGATTGGATGGTCGGAAACGTAGTAATTGTCCAAAGTAGGGATGGACAAATGCGACCTGACCGATCAAAATCCACCAATAAAATCGACGGGATTGTAGCTGGACTCATGGCCATGGGTTCGTGGCTTTATCCTGAAGTTGAGACGATTACAGACATTCGAGGACTGAAGTAATGCTTAACTGGATTGCAACCAAGCTGGGCTATACTAAGCGTCCTCGCACGTCTGAGCAGGCTCTAAACGCTATTGCTGATGCAGTTAGTTATGTCTCTAACTCCGGCTCTGCCATGACGTGGCAGCAGTTGTACGGCATCCTGAACAGCGAGAAAATGGGCACCAACACTGACGCTGCCCTCCGTCTGACCGCAGTCAAATGTGCCCTTGAGATCTACACAGGCATGGTACAGTCCCTGCCTCGCCGGATGTACTCTGTCGACTCTGCAACAGGTGACAAAGTCCGTGTCATCGGCACAACAGATCACCCAGCCTCTCGCCTGTTCTCACACTATTTTCACCCAGAACTTACTGCGGACGATGCACTGCTGGTCATCGTCTACGACGTTCTGATGGACGGTAACGCATACTTCCTGCGTGAGCAGGACAATATGGGCCGTACCAGCCGCCTATATTACATCCACCCATCTCGTATCCCTCGTGACAACATCTACCGTGCCAATGGCAGCGAAGACCTGACCAACGGACGCAAGGCTGTCAAGGGTGAGCTTCTCTACCGGATTGACTCTGGCGTATCCAACCGGGACGCCAAGAGTGAATTCATGCTCCTGCCTAAGAGCGACATAGCCCACTTCAAAGGCAAAGTGCTGGATCAGGAATACCACCGTGCCCACGGCTTCATTGCCAACTCTGCTAATGCTCTGGAGATGTACCAAGCAGCAGAGAAGTTTGGTCGTGCCTTCTACACCAAAGGCTTTGCCAATCAGATCTTCCTAACCACAGACAACCGTCTTGCCCCTGACGTACTCAAGCGTCTGGAGTCTAACTTCGAGGAAGATCCTAACGCCCCCCTTGACTCAATCTTTCGCACCAGAATCCTTGAGCAGGGTCTGAAGCCGATTAACTCCGGCATCCCATTCCAGCATCTACAGTTCATCGAGACTCGTGCCTTCTCTGTAGAAGATGTAGCCCGAGGCTTTAACATCCCACCAGCCTTGCTGCACTCTTACATGGGCACAGACGCTGGCAACACCGATCTGGCTCAGGCTACTGCTTTGTTCGTTCAGGCAGGCATCGGCCCATTCCTGTCTCGCCTGTGCAGTCAATTCCGAACTGAGTTACTCCCGCTGCCATCACAGATGTTGTACACGTTCGAGTTTGAGACACTCTACCTGTACCGAAACGTCATCGACAAGTTCTCAAGTGCTCTCAGAAACTTGTTCGAAATCGGCATGGTAAACCGTAAGAAAGGTTGCTCTCTTCTCGGTATCCATATCGACCCGTCAGACGCTGCGGCAGACCCACGCTACGTCCCTGTCAACATCATGACTGTCGAGCACTCCCTGCATCTGGAAGAAGGTGCATCGCTGGCTAACGATATGACTGAGAAGCAGATCGAGCAGCAACAGCAGACTAACGACGGCATGGTATCAGGTGACGAACTCAAAGCCGCACAGGATCAACTTGCTGCTGCCAAGGCTAAACCAACCTCGGGCAAGATGGACAAATCCCCGTCTAAGAAGAATATCGACAAGCGTATTCGTAATGCCTTCCTGAACGTGCTGAACGGTCTGAAGCAGTACGAGGCACGAGTCCTTGAACAAAAGAAGCAATCTCGTCCTGACGACTATGACGCTGCTGTAACCGAGTTTTATGCCCAGAACAGTAAGTTCGACAGCCTGCTGACTGACCAACTCTCAGGGTGGCAGGATCTGGTTACAATCAACGGCAAGCCCCTGAGCGACCTCCGTACTGCATGGCTTTCTTCTCAGAAACTTCCTGAAGGAATCGAAGATGGAATCTCTTGTATTGAACCGTAAGTCTTTGCCTTCAGGTGACACTCTGGAGTGCAAACTGTCCTTCAACAGTTCAGACGAACTGATGATCTACGATGTTATCATGCCGTACAAATGGTCGGCAGAGGACACTGCTGTTACTCCCGATCAGGTATTGAACTTTATGAAGAATGCACCGTCTGACCTGACGGTACGCATCAACAGTGCCGGTGGCGAAGTTGGATCTGCTCTGGCGATCTACAATCGTTTGCTGGAGCATCCCGGCAAGGTAACAACCATTGTAGATGGCTATGCCTTCAGTTCTGCAGGCTGGCTGGCTCTGGCTGGTAAAGATCGTCAGATCTGTAATGGCGGGCTGTTCATGATGCACAACCCTTACCTGTATGAGAAGATCGACTCACTCAGCAAGATCGAGAATGTGAAGAACCGCTGGGAATCCCACCGCAACAGCATTGTCGATATCTTCACTTCCAGAACTTCTATGAAGGCTGAAGAGGTTACGAACTTGATGGAAGTTGAGACTTATCTATCCGCCTCAGAAGCAGTTGATAAGGGACTCTTCCACAGCGTTCGCAATGGAAAACCAGATACTGCCATTCTTAACTGCCTGCACATTCCCGAGATAGCCCGTAACAAGGCTGAGATTACTTCTCCCGATATTCAGGCTCTCAGACTGCGAGCACTTAACCTTCGCAAGAAATTTGTGCTTTAATCTATTGACCCATACACTGCCCGCCTTTACACTACTATTGTCAACGGCTATGCCCACAGCAACGCACATAAGCAGACGCCAGATGCCAGTTTCAAACAATTCAGGAGGTTTTGTCATGGCTTCTGCCATCGCTTCTCGCGTGTTCAACGACACGCCAGCAAAGAACTCAGACGTGTCAGGTATGACCGTCAACCAGCTTCAGGACGAACGCACTCGTCTCATTACTGTCACCGAAGCATTCGACGCCAAAGGTGACAAGCTCTCTGCACAGGAAGCACAGCAGTATGCTGATGCTCTCGACCGCATTGAAGCCGTTCAGAACTCCCTCAGCAAAACTGCTGTAGGATTGTCTGAGCGAAAGGCTGCACTGCTCGCTACGCAGCGTATTGCCAATGCGACAAGTGGGCTGGTCGTTGACCTTTCCAAGGGTGTCCACACTCGACCACAGTGGGAAGACGACAAGGAATTCTACGGTTTCCGTAACCAGCAGGATTACCTGAACTCAGTTGTCAACGCCTACAAGAACAAGCACAACCCGGATGCCATCGACGCTCGCCTCAAAGCCTGCGTTCTTGACGCTGTCGGGTCTGACGAGTTCAGCAAGGCTAACTGGGAATCAGCAGGTCTGACTGTTCCTCGTGGCTTCATCAACACGGTCCTCCAGACAGATCCAGAAGCCGATCAGTTCATCAAGCTGATGACCACGATCCCGATGTCTGCTCCAGTTGTGGATATTCCTGCCCGAGTTGATAAAGACCACAGCACTTCAGTGACTGGTGGATTCCGAGTCTACCGTGGCAAGGAAACGCAGTCTCCAACGCTCAGCAAGTCTGAGATGGAAATGATCAGTCTGAAGGCTCACGAACTGAATGGTGCTGCTGCAGTTACCAATCAGCTTATGAGTGACAGCCCGATCTCCATTGCAGCCCTGATCGACGCTGGTCTGCGACAGGAAGCAATGTCCTACCGTATGAACGAATACCTCAACGGAAACGGCATTGGTCGACCGCTGGGCGTGCTCAACAGCGGCAATGCTGCATTGCTCACCGTTCTGCGAGAAAACGGGCAGGCTACCAGCGACATTGTCAACGGTACCAACGTCCTCAAGATGCGTCAGCGAGTCTGGGGTTACCAGAACGCTGTATGGTTGTGTGCTCTCGATTTGTACCCTTACATCGTAAAGCTGTGCATCGAGTCCCCCAACAACGCTGGAATCGTCAAACTGTTCCATCCTGCTGACGGTGCCGATGGCTATGATACGCTGCTCGGTCGACCGAT